GGGCTTCACTGCGCTCATTTCATGTCGCGGGGGAAGTGGTCTACACGGTTTGATCCATCAAATGTGGCAGCCCTATGTTACGGTTGTCATTCGTTCTTGGATCGCAATCCTCACATCAAGATGCAGTGGTTTGAGGAGTATTTAGGGAAGCGTGTAGCTGATGCAATGATTGAGAAATCAGAGGATACAAGGCACGGCCTGAAGAAGCTGAAGAAGGAAATTGCGTCTCACTATCGCGCTGAACACAAAAAACTTCTCGAAAACAAGGGACAAAATGGAGGAAAAAAACGTCAATTTGTCCCCTTCTGAGCTAAGTGTTTGATTCCCAAAGCTATATATTTTTGCCTAAACATAAACAAAAGTGTTTACAACTAGTCTGATTGTGGTAATGTACGCACATGCCGGCAACCGCTGGCCCAACAGGAGGCAGGAAAATGAACGGTTTTACGAATGCTTACGAAGTTGCCACTCTTAAAAAGCTGTCCCGCTTGATTGCTGCTTGCGATGCTCCCGACGCAATTTGTGCCGTAAACCAAAAAGACGCAGAGCGGCTGGAAGAATTGCAGACCCAGCTTGGCCTACGCTTTGACGTTACAACTGAAACTCTTTGCAGCATCGCCTAACCTCACCGGGCCAAGGATGGCCCCAATTGGAGAGAAAATATGAAACTTACAATCAACAGTAAAACCCACGGCCAAATTACATTTTCCCGCCCCGGCAGCTATTACGTTTATGCCGATTTGAATGGGAAGTCTGGCACGTTGGGCAAACAAATCTGCAACGGCGGCGAGACCAGCGGCAGCACAATTAGCTATAGCGGCGACGATCAGGCCAAATTTGAAACGGTCTGCCGTCGATGGTATCGCGCCTACTCGCGCCAGTGCGCCTAATCAATTGGAGAGAGAAAATGCTAACCAAGAACTGCGAACCACCGATAGGAAACAAAACAGCCTATGACAGAGGCGCTGCTGATTCTTACTACGGCAGGGCAATGATCCCGCACATCTTGATAGGATTTCAGCAAGTGTTGCTAGAAAAGGGGACACAGGAGTGGGATGAGTACATGGAAGGGTACGCATGTAACGAAAACATCGGTAATTTCAAAGACTGGGGACAGGATAGTCCCAGCGTATGGGGGCATCATGAAGTATTTTAGAGATGTTGTTTTGTTTACGGTCACGTTCTTCGTGATCGGATGTGTTTTGACTTATTTGGCGTTTCTATGATTGAGGCGAAAAACGATGGTACTAAAAAAAATTAACGACCGCTGGTGGATGCTCATCAGCGACGATGGCATAGTTCGTTTGACTTGGTTCGGTCAGACAAAAGAAGAAGTAATGGGCCGGTTCAAGCGATACATCCGCGAGATTGATCTCAACAAGATAAGGTACAAACCGATATGAAACAGAGAGACAGGTTTATACAGCTACATAAAGAGTTGTGGTCAAACTTTTACTACGATCTAGGAGCTGACATGAAATTCCTGGATATTGAGCTAGAGAGAATCTACCAAGGGTTTCAACTGGGAGAGGTGTCAGGTATAGAGTATGCTCTAGACGTAGCAGACCGTGACGCCGATGGAATGGCTACTGATGCAGAGCTGGCTGCTGCTTGGGATGCTGCTAGGGCTGCTGCTTGGGATGCTGCTTGGGATGCTAGTGCTGCTGGGGATGCTGCTAGTGCTGCTAGGGATGCTGCGCGTGATACTCAAAAAAAGAAATTGATCGAAATATTAACGGGTGATTGAAATGATTAGGGGAAAAACGTATCACACAATGACCGACTCAATGGCGAGGACTAAAGAAGACTGGTTTGACGAAATCCCCAAACACGTTCAAGACTTTCTTTTCGCTGGCGGTAAAATATATCAAGCAGCAGATGGTGAATCTGCATATAAAAAACCAGCTTTCGTTATCAATTCAAACAAGGAGTTTAATAGTGATAGATAAATTGATTTCAGAGTGCACGAAATGGAGCGAGGCAAAATTGATCTTCAAAAATGGAAAACGTGAAACTCAATATTTGAAACTCGCAGAAGAGATGGGTGAACTTGCGTCCAGCATTGCCAAGGGTCGTGATGTGCGTGACGACATCGGTGATTGTCTTGTGGTGTTAAATAATCTTGCAGTGATGTCTGGTACTACATTGGAAGAATGCCTGGGGATTGCTTATTACCAGATCAAAGACAGAAAAGGCTTTCTCAACGGAAATGGCGTGTTTATCAAAGATGAGGAAGCCCTACGGTGAACAGGAACTGTGATCTTTGTGGCGGCAGTCAGGATGAGGTGTTTTCTTACGATGGAACTTTAAAGATGCGTGCAGGATGGTTATGTATTAGCTGCTGGCCGTCTGAAGGATCGTGGCATAAAGCCATTTTGAGAGAGAGGTGGACAGATGTTAGCAACAATGTGTCTCGCTCTAACGATTTACTACGAAGCACGAAATGAACCCATTAATGGTCAGATCGCTGTCGCGCAGGTAGTAATAAATCGAATTCATGATCCGCGATATCCATCAACAGTGTGCGATGTCGTCCAGCAAGGGCCGGTAACCTGGCATGGGCCTGTGATCGGTGAGTGTCAATTCGACTGGTGGTGCGATGGTAAATCAGATATCCCAAAAGACCGTCGATCAATGCGTAGAGCGCGTGTAATCGCAGAGATGGTGCTAGCAGGGAAGTTGAAAGACAGGGTACATGGTGCAACTCATTTCCATTCGACAAAAGTCTCGCCTGAGTGGAAATTGAAATTCATAGCACGAATTGGAAATCACATGTTGTACAAATAAAAAAGCCCCAACTGATTAGGAAGGGGCTTTACAAGTCTAAGCGAGGGAGGCTAGACTTGTGATTGTCGGGTATGAGTTACAGCTCATAGGTATCCGGCGGATGGGGGGGGAAGAGCCAGAAACGACAACCTGTCGCTATTCTAGCCAACTCCCTATTCCTGCCGCAACTCCTACCTGACCGCAATAGGCGGTATCAGTGCGTTATCTGGATTCCGGCTTGGTGGAGCGTATAACCCCCGGTCTGGCAGACCTAATCTGCAAACGTGTAATGGCGGCCCCTTAGTTAACAGCCCTGGGGTTCCTGAAGGCAGGTGAAGCCGACAGGACAAACGAGTTCTCCCTGATGTGACGTAAGCGGCTAGCCACCGTGGGGTAACCCAGTCCGGCACTCGATAAGATTGTTCATCACTGATCATGCAGCCATCGCCACCGGCTGCTTAGTACCGCCACCTAGTCACATGCTAGGCTCTGGGTATAGGTCACACGGGTGGGCTGTTGTATGGGGAAATGGAAAGTGGTTTTGTTCGTGGCTACAAATAACTAAAATAGTTGAAAGGTAACTAAATGTGGATAATAAGCAATGCACTAATGAAGGCTTACGGGAACTCGCACTGTTCGCAGGCGCTGGAGGAGGAATACTTGGGGGACACTTGCTCGGATGGCGAACAGTCTGCGCAGTTGAGTGGGAACCATACCCAGCTTGCGTACTTGCCGCCCGACAAAATGACGGCATTCTCCCGCCTTTCCCGATTTGGGATGACGTTCAGACCTTTGACGGAAAGCCGTGGCAAGGAATTGTTGACGTTGTATCTGGCGGCTTTCCCTGTCAGGACATCAGCAGCGCAGGTAAGGGCGCAGGAATCGAAGGAAGCCGATCCAGCATGTGGAAACACATGGCAAGAATTATCGGTCAGGTACGACCGCGCTACGCATTCGTGGAGAACTCACCTTTGCTTGTGGGACGAGGCGCTGCAATGGTCATCGGTGACCTTGCCGAGATGGGGTATGACTGCGAGTGGTGTATTGTTTCAGCATCCGACTGCGGAGCGCCCCATGAAAGAGACAGGTTCTGGCTGTTGGGTTGGGACACCAACCAAGAGTATGAGCGTTCCATCTGCAAGGTATGCAGCGGGAACTGTCCCAACGCCTCGTGCTTTAGCAGAGGGAAAGCTGACAGGGAAAGAGAGATTCCCCACACCAACAGCCCACAACGCCAAGGAAACGAATGCGCCAAGCGAAGCCATGCGCAACGAACCAACCCTGGCAAGCATAGCTGGTGGGCATCTGAACCCAATGTGGGTCGAGTGGCTGATGGGGTGGCCGCTAGGGTGGACAGACTTAAAGCCATTGGAAACGGACAGGTTCCAGGCGTGGCAGCAACAGCATGGAGGATATTAAATGGAGCTTAGAGCGCACCAACACAAAGCTATAGAGATGATCCGAGAGTCACTGAGGACGGGACATAAACGACCATTGCTGGCTGCGCCATGTTCGTTCGGCAAGACTATTACTGCGGCGTGGCTGCTTAAAGCGGCTGCGGAAAAGGGCAAGAAAGTTATTTTTTTTGCAGACAGAGTGAAACTCATAGACCAGACCGTAAGCGCATTTGAAGCGTTAGGTTTAGAGTTCGGTGTGATGCAGGCAGATCACTGGTTGACTGATCCTTCTAAGCCGATTCAGATCGCTAGTGTGCAGACTGTCGCAAGACGGCAGCGCAAGCCAGATTTCGATCTGGCTATAGTCGATGAATGCCATGTCGCGTATGACTCATTAGTAAAACTGATGGACAGGTTCGACCAGGTTCCATTTATCGGATTGTCAGCTACGCCATACGCAAAAGGGCTGGGGAAGGTGTATGACGACCTGCTGGTTCCGATTACCACTGAAGAACTACTAAGTCAGGGTTATCTATGTCCGGT